TGAATGGCAAGATGAAAAGAAATGGTATAAAGCAAATCCAGGACTTGGAACAATCAAAAATATTAAAGACTTACGAGATAAAGTAAATAGAGCAAAGAACAATCCAACAGAATTAACAAACTTACTGTGTAAAGATTTTAATATAAGACAAAATGACCAAGATAGATGGATAACATTTGATATAGCAAATAATGAAGAAACATTTGAAATGGAACAAATTGAAGATAATTATGCAGTAGCAGGTGTTGATTTGTCAAGTACAACGGATTTAACATGTGCGACATTGCTAATTATAAAAAATAAAAAGAAATATGTTTTACAACAATATTTTATAGCTTCAGATAGATTAGAATTTAAAATCAAAGATGACAAAATACCTTATGATAAATGGGAAAAACGTGGACTTGTAACTGTATGTGAAGGAGCAAAAGTTGATTATTCTAAAGTAACAGAATGGTTTTTAAATATGAAAAATGAATATGAAATAGCTCCACTGTGGATAGGTTATGATCCATGGAACTCAAATTATTGGGTAGATGAAATGAAAGAAAATGGATTTGAAATGTTAGAAATTAGGCAAGGTGCTAAAACTATGTCAAATCCAATGAAACAACTAGAAGCTGATTTAATAGATAAAAAAGTAAATTATAACAATAATCCAGTTCTTAAATGGTGTTTGTGTAATACAGCAGTAAAAAGAGATGACAATGATAATATAAGACCAGTAAAAGGACAAAAACAAAGAGCAAGAATAGATGGAACAGTAAGTTTAATAATAGCTTACTGTGTTTTATTTGACAAAATGAATGATTATTTATCATTACAGGAGGAATAAGATGAAAGAAAAAAGAAACTTATTTAGTATGTTTTTTGGAAAAAAAGAACAACAAACGAAAATGACAGAAACACAATTACAAATGTTAAATTCTTATAATCCGGTTTTTACAACAATAAGCGGAAACACATACGATAGTAAAGTAGCAAGGCAATGTATAGACAGGATAGCGACACATTGTGCAAAGTTAATTCCAAAGCACATTAAAGGAAGCATAAGCAATCCAATTAAAGGAGATATAAATTTTTTGTTACAAAATGAGCCTAATCCAATAATGACAAAGTTTGACTTTATATATAAGACAATATCTATGTTATACACTGATTCAAATGCTTTTGTATATATTGCAAAAGATGGGCAAGGAATGATAACAGGATTTTATCCAGTTTTAGCTTTAAATTATGATTTGCTACAAGATATTAGTGGAAATATTTATTTACAGTTCCAATTTATAAATGGACAAACTTATACAATACCGTATTTAGAGCTAATTCATTTAAGATTGTTTTATAATAAGCATGATATTTTTGGTACAGGAAATAAAGTGTTAAAAACAGATATAGATACGGCACATACTGCTTCAGAAGGAATAAAAAATGCAATAAAAACTTCTAACAATTTAAAAGGAATACTTAAATATTCAAATTCTATGCTTAAAGAAAAAGATATAAAGGCTAGTAAAGATGCATTTGTGAGAGATTTCTTAAATCTAGAAAATGAAAGTGGTATTGCAGCCGTAGATGGTAAGGCAGACTTTGAAGCGATTACATTAAAACCAATTACACTAGACAAAGAGCAATTAAAACAGGTTAATTATAATATATTTGATTATTTTGGAATATCTGAAAAAATTGTTAATAACAGTTTTAATACAGAAGAATGGAATGCATTTTATGAAGGAATAATTGAACCTAGAGCAATTCAAATGAGTGATGCCTTTACAAATAAAATATTTAGTTACAAAGCAATAAAAGAAGGACATAAAATTGTTTTCACAGCTAACAGATTACAATATGCTACTTTAGCAAACAAGATTAGTTTATTAAAAGAAGCAGGAGCCTTAGGTTTACTAACAAAAGATGAAGCAAGAGAAATAATAGACTTACATCCTTTAGGAGGAGAAGAGGGTTCAAAAATAATACAAAGTTTAAACAATATAGATAGTTCAATAGCAAATGATTATCAGGGAGGTGGAAGTAATGGAAAAAGCGATTAAAGAAAGAAGATTAACAGAATTAAGAGCATTAGAAGAAAATAATGAAATGATTGTTGAAGGTTATGCAGTTGTTTTTGAAAGCATGACAGATTTAGGATATTTTAAAGAGGTTATAGATAAAAGAGCATTTGATATTTGCAACATGCAAGATGTATGTATGAAATATAATCATTTAGATACATATCCTATTATGGCAAGGACTAGAAATAAATCATTAGAATTAATAGTTGATGATAAAGGATTAAAGATAAGAGCAAAGTTAGCACCAACTCAAGCAAATAAAGACATATATACATTAATTCAAGATGGCACATTAGATAAAATGTCTTATGCTTTTACTGTAAGTAAGGAAGAATGGAATTATGATACTGATACAAGAAGAATATTAGAAATAGATAAATTATATGATGTATCAGTTGTTGATGTTCCAGCTTATGATAGCACAGAAATATATGCAAGAAGTAAAGAACAATTAGAAAAAGAAAAAGAACAATATGAAGCTAATAAACTAGAATTAGAAAAAGAAAGATTAAAATTATTATTAAGTTTATAATCTTGAACGAAGAGCGGTGGTAGAACTGCTCTTTTTTAGTGCGGTAGAGCCTAATAGAGTTTTATAGAAGTGGTGGTAGAACTGCTAAAAAATTACAAGGAGGGAAATTCAATGACACAAAAAGAAATTGAAGAAAGAAAAGCTGAACTTCTAAACAAAATAGCTGAAGCAAAAACACAAGAAGAAATAATAGAACTAAGAAGCGAAGTAGAAGCTATAAATAAAGAAGTTCCAGAGCAAGAAGAAAATAGTCAAGAAAAAAAAGATGGCGAAATAAGTCATGAAGAAGAGAGAAGCTTAATAGCTGACACTCAAGAATTAGAAAAAAGAAACAAAGATGTTTCAAATTTAACAAAAATAGGAGGAAATGAAATGGAAAAAGAAGAAAGAAAATTTACAATAGCTGATAAAGAGTACAGAAGTGCTTGGGCTAAAAAATTAATGGGGTTAAGTGAAGAAAAATTCACTGAAGAAGAAAAAAGAGCTTTAGGAGATGCTGTAACAACAACTAATACAACATTTGTTGCATCAACAGAAGATACACAAGGAATTAACAATGGTGGTTTATTTATACCAACATCTGTAAGAAATGATTTAATGGAAATCATTACAAAACAATCTCCAATATTCAGAGATGTAAGAAAATTACAAGTAGCAGGAAACATAGATTTACCATACTTATTTGAATCAGATGAAGCAGAGTGGTATACAGAATTAACAGATACTAAAAATGAAGGTGCTGAATATAGAAATCTTCAATTAACAGGATGGGAATTAGCAAAAGATGTAGTAATTACATGGAAATTAGAAGAAATGGCAGTAGAAAGCTTTATTTCATTCATATTAGAAGAATTAGCTAATAAAATGGGTAAAGCTCTTGTAAATGCTATTATATATGGAGATGGAGTAAACAAACCAACAGGTATTACAAATGGTTTAAAAGCAGTTGTAGATGGTGTTGACCCAGTTGCTAATATTATAGCTACATATAAATCATTATCAGATGATGCAAGAATAGGAGCAAAAGCTTATATTTCAACAAATGTAAATATTGAAATAGTAGGATACCAAGATAAAAATGGAAATTATCCATTCTTACAAGGATTAGCTTCTACAAATCTTGTTTCAATAGAACAAGACCCATACCTAAAAGGTAATGATGTAGTAGTAGGTAACTGCAAAAACTACATATTAAATGAAGTAACACCAGTAAGAGTAGATAAAGAAAAGACTGTAAAAGGTAGAAAGACAACTTATGGTGGATATGCTATTTATGATGGTAAAGCAAGACCAAATTACTTTGCTTATGGAAAATATACACCATCAGTTTAATATTATTAGGAGGACTATATGGAAGATTTATTAGAAACAGCTAAACAATGTTTAAGCATTGTACCAACTGCAACATTAAAAGATGCAGAAATTGAAATGTTAATAAATGCAGGACAAGCAGATTTACAAAGACAAGGCATTAATGTTAATACAAATAATGACCTAGTAAAATCTGCTATTATAATGTTTGTTAAAGCAAACTTTGGAAATGTAGATATTAAAGAAAAAGAGCTTGCTCAAAAAACATATAGTCTTTTATGTGCTAACTTAGGTTTAAGTAGTGATTATAAGGAGAGTGATAGCAATGCGTGATGTAAGTTGCAAATTGCTATCTACTCAAATTATAGAGAATAGCATAGGAGTACAAAAAGAGGAAGTATCAGAATTAGAAATACCAATAATTAAAGTTGAAGATATATATGCTAATGAGTTTTATGAAGCAAATGAACAAGGATTTAAACCTACTTTAAGATTAAGAATAAGTACTCTAAATTATAATAACGAATCAGAGCTTATTTATATGGGAACAACATATTCTATTATACGTACACAAGAAATAACAGCAGATGAACTTATTTTAGTTTGTGAGAGGAAGATAAAAAATGCCTAAATCTATTGAAGTAGACTTACTTGAAAAAGAAGTAATGAAATATTTAACTGAATATAAAGAAGATATTTTAGAAGTTGTAGAAAATGTTTCAAATAGAGTAGGAAAAGAGGCAACAAGTGAACTTAAAGAAGAATCTCCCAAATTAACAGGAGATTATGCAAAAGGTTGGAGATTAAAAAAAGATAAAGTAGGTAAAAATCGTTATATAGTAAAAATTCATAATAAAACAAATTATCAATTAACTCACTTATTGGAAGATGGACATGTTACTAGGAATGGAGGAAGAACAAAAGCAATTCCTCATATAAGACCAGTAGAAGAAAAATATGCTAAGAAATTTGAGCAAGAATTAAAGAAAGATATAGGAGGGATAAAATGATACTAGAAGAATTAAAACAAAAATGCAAAAATGCAGGATTTCAATATGCATATGGTATATTTAAACAACCTGTAGAACCTCCACATTTAGTTGCAATTTGTAGAGATACAGATAATTTTATGGCAGACAATAAAGTGTATTTAAAAGATACACAAATACAATTAGATTACACCTATATTGATAAAGATATAGAGAGTCAAAATAAAATAGAAAATGAAATTCTAGGCGATGTTGCTTGGAATAAAACAGAAGAGACTTATTTGTCAGATGAAGAAGTTTGGCAAGTAAGTTATTTTTTTGAAATTTAAAGGAGGAACAAAAAATGGGAAATAAAGTTTTATACGGAATAGAACAATGTCATGTTGCTAAAATAACAGAACAAGATGGACAAATAACATATGGAACACCATTTGCAGTACCAGGAGTAGTTGGATTAAATTTTGATCCAGAAGGAGAAGAAACACCATTTTATGCAGATAATGTTAAATACTTTATTGCTAGTTCAAATCAAGGTTATACAGGAGATTTAGAACTTGCAATGACACCAGAACAATTTTTAACAGAAATATTAGGAAGAGTAAAAGATACAAATGGAGTAATATTTGAAAGTGCAAATGATAAAACAGCAAGATTTGCACTAATGTTTCAAGGAGAAGGAGACCAATCTGGAAGAAGATGGGTATTCTTTGATTGTACAGCTACAAGACCATCAAGAGAAAATTCAACTAAAGAAGAGTCTGTAGAAGTAGGAACAGAAACAATGTCAATAACAATGAGCCCACGTGCAAACGATAAAGCAGTTATGGCTTATATTGAACCAAATGAAACAAATGAAGCTATTTATAGTGCATTCTTTAATAGTGTATATGAAAAAGATGCAACAGCTAGCGTTTAGGAGGTAATTTATGAAAACAATAACAATTTGCGATAAAGAATATGAAATTGCTTGTAATGCATTTACAAGATTTCAATATAAAACAATTTTTGGAAAAGGAATTTTTGCTGATATTAAAACATTAAATGAGTTTTCTAGCAAACAGGAAAAATTAAGAAAAGAATTAACAGAAAAAGAAGTATCGGAAGAAGAAATTGAAAAAGAAGTTAATTTAATGATGATGGAAAATTTAGATGATTTCATAGATGTAATTGAAAGAATGGCATATATACTAATTTATACTGCCAATAACAAAATAGGAAGTTTTGATAATTGGCTTAAAGGAATAGAGAAAATTGACTTGTCAGCAAATTGGATTAGTGAGGTAACGGAACTTGCCGTTAACTCATTTTGTTGATGATGAACTGATAAATGAAACAAAAAAAATACCTAAATCAGAAGAAAATAAAAACGAAGCATTAGAAGAACATCAATTTATTGCTAGTTGTTTGAAAATGGGATTACGAATAGAAGATTTAAAACAATTAGAATATAAAGATGTTGCAAAGATAATGCTTTGTTTTGTTGATAAAAAGAAAAATCAATCACGCAAGGCAACACAAAGTGATTGGGATAGATTAGCTGGAAGGAGGTAATATATGGCTGGAAGTATAAAAGGAATTATAGTTGAAATAGGTCGGAGATACCTCTGGATTACAGAAAGCTTTAACCAACGTAAACAAGGCAACATCAAGTTTATCAAAGGAATTAAAAGGAATAAATACTTTATTAAAGTTTGACCCTAAAAATACAGAATTATTAGCACAAAAACAAACTGTATTGAATGAAAATATTAAAGAGACATCTAATAAATTAAATGAATTAAAAAAAGCACAACAAGAAGCAGATAAAACAATACAAAATGGTGGGAAAATTTCTCAAGAAAATTACAGATATTTACAAAGAGAAATTATAAATACTGAAAATAAACTTAAAGAGTTAAAATTAGAAGCTTCTAATTGGAATAAAATTAGTAAATCATTAGATACAGTTAGCACAAAAATGACTTCATTAGGTAGTAAAATTAGTTCAGTTGGTTCTAAAATGTCAATTATAACTGCAGGACTAGGAACACTAGGAGGAATTGGTGTTAAATCTGCAATGGAACAAGAATCAGCAATGCAACAAGTAGATAATATTTATGGGAAAGCATCACAGACTATTAAAGATTTTGCTGAGAATACTGCAATTTCTTATAATATGTCAACAAAAGAAGCCTATAAATATGCACAAGTATATGGAAATTTAATTCAATCTATTACAGATGAAGAAGAAGAAAATGCTTTATATACACAACAGTTATTAAAAGCATCTTCTGTTATAGCTTCTTCAACAGGAAGAACTATGGAAGATGTAATGGACAGAATTAGGTCAGGATTACTTGGAAATACAGAAGCAATTGAAGATTTAGG